GTTAGTCCTGCAGCTATCATAGCGTAAGTGCGTGGGTCTCTCATCGTTGCGCCAGCAGCCTTTCCCATGTCACCTTGAACATTAAATGGAGGGGGGGCAGGGCGGCCTTCCTTCTCAGCCAAGGCGCCCTCCAAGGAGTGCATGGCTTTAGACAGCTCGGCTAGTCCTTGAAATGACCCAGGATCGACCCCTTGCTCCCTCAATAGGTTAGCAACAAGGTCAGGATTCTCCCTCATCTGCTGCAATTGATTTGCCGACAATCCCTCAAAAAACTCCAATGGTAACTGTGCCATATCTTCCTCCTACTGCAAAATGTCCACGATAAAATTCTCAAGCGTCGATTTCGTATCGGCATGAGCAACGCCGTGCTGTACGCTGACCTGCAAGGCATGCGCGGCCCTGGTATCCACCGTCACCGTACTGTTATCCATTTGGATATCAGTTGTTATAACTTTACTCCCCCCGCCGTGGGCCACATGAAGCGTACCATGCCCCTTGACCGAGCCTGTAGCGCCCAGAGACTTGGTATTTATATATGCCTCAATGACCCACGGCGCGTTGGTATTCGAGGAGGTGACAGTGATGGCATCGAACACAATGATATTAGTGGCACCGAACTTTATACGAAACTGTATAGTATTGGAACCAGCCGCGTCGTTGGAATAGACTCCCGCGGCGTGGATCCTGATCACCCTGCCGAGCTTGAGCAAGGAAGAACTCATGGTCTTGTTGAGGCTGTAGTTATTTTCCGCAACGCTATTCACAACCTCCGCAGAATCTGCGACGTTGGCCTGCATCTGCCGGATGAACAAGTTGGGCGTGATCTCAGCGGCTCGGAGTCTTATATCCTCAGTCAGCCGGAGCAGCGCCGGATCCTTCACTTCAAAGGTGGTGGTTACGTTCATCTTCCCACATGCTCCCTGGTCTTGTGGGCCGGAGTGTGATAAAGCTGCAAGGCGTAGACCTCGATATCATTCTCATTCCTGTCATGGAACCGGAACTGGATGGTACGCCCTCTCTTACCGATCCTGATACCCTTGCGAAGCAGCTCACCATCTTGGGTGCCAGCATCAGCGGCTGTCATGCTGACCGAGCTGGATATGGCTGCAGCCTGATCCACCTGGTACTCGAATGTCAAGATGCCGGAGGCTTGCTTGCGCATGTGGATGAAAACCTTATCGAACATCTGCTCATCCATGAAGTCAAATTCTTTGGTCTTGTAGGAGGCGTTGACAAACGAGTCGTTGCCATTGATATCGATCGGATCGTTGAACCCGGTCTCCCAGCCCCGGACCACGTTGACAAAGGAGCTGGCGCTGTAGAGGGTATTCTTAAAAACCGCCCAGGATCCGCCAGTGGAGGAGCCCACATCGGCGTCATCAGTGGTGTTAGACAGGATATCCGCCCACCAGGTGTTGCCGTCCAGGGTGAAAATCTTGTTGTTGAACAGGTCGGCAGAATCTCCGTTGTCGTAGACGGAGCAGATATAGCGGTTTTTGTGAATAATAGCAGCGGCCTGTCTCGCCGGAGTATGGATATCAGATGTCTCAATATCGTCGATATCATCACGGATGATCTCTGATATTTTGATCGGTGGCGCGCCGCCTCCGGCGTAAGCGTAAAACCCGTCATTGGTAAGGAAAATCATTTGGCCATTGTATATCGCAATGCTGCGATGACTGAGCAGGCCGGTATTCGGAGGCAGCGGGATGCGCTTGATGAAATAGGTAGGGTTGGTTGCGTCAAAGGTGTCGCCAATGATAGCGAACATGGACGCTCCGGCGTAGCCCTGGTTAGTGACTACCGGGCCCTTGAAAAGGATCAGCTCCTCGCCAAAGGAAAAGATACCCACTCCTTGATAGCCATCAGCCGGGTAGATGTCCTCGATGTTGGTTGCCACCCAGGAAGTCGGGTCGAGGCGCTCTGACCACTGCAGGCGTGAGGAGCCGTTGACGGAGGAATTGAAAGTGAAGACGTAATTCTTATGGACGATGTGGAATCGGCAGACAGGGTATCCGGCGGGCTGCGCTACTGCGTTGGCAGTGCTGATTGACTGCACCGCGTCCTTGTCGTTGGTCATATAGGTCTTACCCTGGAATTCGATGAACTCCGGAGCCTTGGAATTGTCCAGGCCGGTTATAAGGCTAGTAAAGGTGGAGAGATCAACCGTGCGGGATACTTTAGAGGAGTCGGCCACCAGGAGATCCCCGCCAGCGATGGAGATCGAAGTGATGTCGGCAAGGCTGCGGAAGTAGATCGTCTTTAGCGCGCCGAAGCCTGGTACTGTGTTGCGGGTGGTGCCCAGGCGCTTAGTCAGCGCGCCCTCGCGGGTGAACTGGACGTTGCGCAGTGTCGGGCTCTGGTTGTCTATAATACTGTTCTGGCGGAAGCGCGAATTTATGCCGCCGGAAAAGTCATTGATAAGTTTGACAGGCATATATCACAGAATGATAACCTTGATAGCCAAACCTAGGATAGCAGCCACCATGATCCTTACTGACCAGGTCAGCCACCTAATCGACGTTTTATGGGAGCAGGCTTGCTGCTTGATGCCGGAGATCTCGGGCACGGCCTTGTCATTCCAAAGACTGAAAAGGTCGTGCAGTTTTTTATCGGTCTGGGAGAAGAACATCTCCTGCCGGGCGCCGATATCCGCGATCTTGGCTTCTAAACTCACTCGCAGTATCCTCCGAGCCAAATTGTGCAGCGGGTGTTGGTGGTGTTCGCCGGGTCAGTCCCGCGACAGTTATACTCGAAGTCTTTGCTGGCATCCAGAATCACCCACACGTCGTTGTAATCGAATGCCCAGGCATTGGCGAGGGTAAGCTGCGCGCCGCATGCTACCTGAGTCGTTGCAATCGAGCCACCGACACCGCCCGCTTGCAGGTAGAGGAATAACTGCTGAGTACCAGCGCCGCTATCGTTTTGGATGTTGCACTCAACACGCAACTTAGCAGCCTTGGCGTTGGTGTTGTTCAAGGCGGTCAAGTCTACAGTCTCCCAGGCTGTGCCATCAGTGGCGCTGCCGGGGTTAGATGTTGCCACTACTTCGTAGTGATTATCCGCGTCCATGAAGGTCTTGCCGCAGGCGTTGGCCTCGTTGTAGATAAGCCTACCGCTGTTGTTGGTGAAGGTAAAGGAGCTGGCAGCGGTTCCCTCGCCTACCAAGTCCAGGCCGCCAGTGGCCGTTGCTGTACTTTTGGTGTCCGCTGCGCCCCAGGAAAAGGTTCCCACAACATCCAGGGTGGACGCGGGGGTGAGGGTGTTAAAGCCCATCTTTCCTACGTTATCCATGACGATAACACTGTCCTGGGTGAAGGTTGACCAATCATCCGAAACAACGCTGAACCGGAGCAGGTCATCTTGTGAGCGCATGTCGAAATTCCTACTTCCGGCTGTCGCGTTAGGGTCTCCTGCCTGCCAACGGCCAGCGGTGGTTCCTTCCGTCCTGATGATGGCATTGCTTCCATATATGTGCAATTCAACTAAAGGGGTAGCTGTGCCAATCCCAACAAGGTCGGTAGATGTCTGCAACCTTACAATGGAGCCGTCATCCACCCACCCTGTCGCGCCTTGAGCTGCACTCTTAGAAGCCCCGGCACTTTCTGGAAAGGTGACAACGCCGCTGAACGCGGTTGAAGCTGCGAGAAGCAGCGCTAAAGTGATTAGTTTCATTCATACCCTCCGTAGTGTCCCATGTCGAGATAGCGAAGACTTGCGTCCGTAGAGTCCACCGGAGCCTGGAAGTAGCTTGTCACCCAAGGGGCCAATGGGTTCGTCTGGATGCAAAGCTTGTCGCCGGGCTCGCCGGTGACTCCGGGAGACAGCGGCCAGCCGTCGTTCACGGTGTCCACACCGTCGAAATCGAAGTAGACCGTCTCCGAGGAACTCATGTTCACATAGCAGGTTTCCATGCGGCGCTGCAGGTGCTTATCCGGTACGGCCGTAGCCGTCTCAGACGTGATCGACACCGCGCCGGTCGTCCCGCTAGAAAATTGCTTGTAAGTGTAGGTGATGGCATGCGCGGAATTGAAGCCTCCCTGCACCAGTAGTGCGTAGAGTAAATATGCTCCAAATCCTGCTGCTGTTAAGAGTGCTTTCTTCATTTCGTTCCTCCTGATCATTCGATGATAAGCCAACGGGCACCAACTTCTATGCCGGATGCTCCGTCTGCTTGTAATTTACATTCGTAAGTGTGCTGCCCTGCAACGGGAGTCCTAACGTGCTCTAATTCAAAGTATCCTTGAGAATTGCCAGAAACTGTACGAGAACTGATTCTAGATATTTGGCCAGAATCTTCATACATGCGAAGCACAGTGGACCGGCCAGTTCCTCCTGTATTAACCACATTGACACCACACTCTAAAATCTCCGGACTACCTGACATAGTTTTTGTATAAGAAGCCATCACTACTTCACTTAACCCTACCGCGATATCGCCAACGGGTTCGGATGATACAGTGACGTCCCACTCAGACCTGCAATCATCTCCGAAGAAACAAAGACTCTGGGCCGTTAGCTGCTCTTTTACGGTAGTGGAAGTGTCGAATAAGGAAGCTCCTGCAGACCTGAATTGATGCCCAGGAGCAGCGATTCCTACCCCAAGGTTTCCGAGAAAGTAGCTTTCTCCACCAGGAAAGAATTGGAATTGCCTTGTGCCTCCGTTATTGTCTCCATAGAGGAAAAGGCCGAGAGTCCCGTGCTGCTTGACCGCTATTTCAGAATCTCCGGAAAAGGATAAGGCTTTAAAAACATCAGCAGGGGTTCCGGAACTTTTTACAACAAGGTCAGCCCTATGTTCCGTCGTTCCGAAAGCAACCGAACCGTTCAGGTTATTTATAGACATGATGGTTCTAGCCGTGGCATTCTCATCGGTAGCCGCGCCTCCGCGCCAAATGGTGCTGTCTCCGTGAACATCGAAGTATACGCTGCCACCTGAGAGCTGTAGACCAAAGCCGTCAACGTTGACAACGTCTATGCCAGTAGGGCCTGTAGATCCGTTTATCCAGTAGCCAGAGGTTCTGCGTATGCTGAGTTGAGCATTCAGATCCGACAAACCTCCGAGATCGAATTCCCCAAGATTGAGTTGGTTCCCGCCGATCCTAACAGCGCCGTCGATAGTCCCTGATCCTCTAGACGTAAAGCTGCTCGTATTGGTTACGCCTATAGTGGCCGTCCCATCTATATTGGCATCCTGCCGTACGGTAAGGCTGCTGATGTTGACGGGATCAGTGCTGGACAGGGTGACGTAATTGGTGTTGCCTGCTGTGGTTTGAAGCAGGAAAATCTTGTCGTCGATGATGACCATGTTGTTGTTGAAAGAATCTGTGGAGCCGGTGATGTAGCCTGGCAGCTCGCGCACTGCGATCTGGTACAGGTCGATGCCGGCTGTGTAAGATCCGGAGCCGCGGGCGGCAGCGGCGAAAAGAAAACCATTGAGGATTGTCACCAACCCTAGGGCGATTAAGAAAACTTTTGTCCTCATTTTGAAGTGATCTCCTGTTCTTCCATTATCAAATCAACATCGGCCCGGCCAATGTCGGCGGGACCTTCGTCCGGGTAAATCTCGTTGTCGTCTGCCGGAATTGCCTGCTCCTCTAATGGACCCATGTTACCACCACCTGAACCCAGATTGATCCTGGGAGAATTTGGTTGCGATGTACTGATGTTTTTTGACGATTCGCTCGTAGAAAGCATAGAAGTAAGCATGATTTTTTATGTCTCCAAGTGAGGCGTATCCGCGCGCGATGCAGTACTGCACAACAGAATCATGCAGCACCTTGAGAAACTTCGGAGCAGAGCCAGCAACGGCCAGGCCGGATGGTACGCGGACAGCGTACACGCGCAGAGTTTTGTCATTATTCTTCGCATCCGGTACAGGGTACAAGCCCAAAACATTATAATCCGCCCGGTAGGCTATACAGGGCGGGCCAGGATCGTCATTGCGCCATCCAGGACCAAAGCGGTCGTTAAGCTCATCTTGGTCGATTACCTGTATCCGAGCCTCATCGCCTTCCTCATCTTCTTCTTCCAGATAGACTTCCTTGATGTAAACGATGTCATCACCGATGTTGTAGTTCGGCTCATCTTCCTCGGTCTGAATCGTGAACATCGCCGTGTCAAGTTCAAGCTCCGATTCCACATCGAGGATACCCAGATCGATCCAGGTGTTTATCTGGGCGTCAGTGAATTTGATGCTGGCCTGATCGCCAAGCCCTTCTCTGATCTGAGTGCGAATTTCTGTTTGTGTCATGCAGTGACTTTCTTCCTTATGTCGCCGACTTTGTCTTTTAGCGTTTTAACTCTGCTGTGAGGATCTTCTTCCTTTGTCTGAGACAAAAGACTCCCAGCTTCCATGCGCTGCTTCTCAGCGTCGGCGTAAATTTGATATGCCTGATTCAATATCTTGTCAGCCTCGGTCAGCCGAGTATCCGTTGACTCACGATCTTTTGATAGGATCAGATCATGTTTCTTGACTTCCTGCTCAAAGTCTTGCTGCGCTAATTCTTTGCGTCTCTGGAAGTTCTCGATCTTCCCTTCGAGCATAGCAGCCTCTGCTCCTAAGTCTTTAACGTAAGTGCCAAACTCCTTGACGAAGGTTTGGAACTGCTCTGATTTTTCTGATGCCATATGTCCTCCTTACCTGTGCTTTTGAACTAGCGGGCTTTCGCGGCCCGTTCTCCTGTCGATCATGACGTTATGATCTTCGGGGCAACTGATCCTGTTGACCAGGACCGATTCATCTGCCTTAGTTAGCCATGGCTTGTAGGGGTTCCCGGCGCTCTGGTAGGTCTGGTTATCAGCCTGCGGGTATTCCGCGCAGGCGGGGCAACCCCACCCGGAGCCGGGGATGAAAAACATTCTTGTTACTTCTCTCTTGCACTTGCACTTCATAAATCTGGTGGGGAAGGGGCGTTGAAGCCCCAACCCCAAATTGCACTAAGGCAATACGTCGTAAACCAACGTGTAACAATGCTCCGCTGCGCCTGTCCGATCTTCGCATCCCGATGCACTTCCAGTCAGTCCTTGATAGATCCGCAGAGGCGGATTAAACTGGACTATCCTGTGAGTGATCGAGGACATGATGGGAATAGTAAGATATCCGAATAATCCGGATGTTGATCCAGAATCGCGGAGTACCACGAAATTCCCTGGCGTCGAATGACTGGCGAGATGGATACCGTACAGAAGTCCCTCTCCTGAAAAGAAGATTTGTTCTGTAACGGCATAAGCGCCGCTAGAGATAGCAGGAAAAACACTGCTATCTTGCGCTAGATTCTCACCAACGCGAGATCCTTGCCAGGAACTCGCTCCTGCGAAGTTGACATACGCAATCGCCAACAGTAAGGACAGAGCAATAAGAACAGACGGTTTACGAATAAACGCGATCAGTTTCATGCTTCCTCCTTATGCTTTTGTATTGACGATTACTGCGAGATTCTCGCGGATCACTGCTTCGCCGAATAGAACATCAGCGATAAAGACTTTCGAGAGATCCGGGGGATCCTTCACAACAACTTTAGGTTGTCGCTGAATACCCATAGCGATAGCCATTTCCTGCATGTAAAACACTTTCCTAACTGCAGGAGTGCCAGTAGAGTTGACTTCCGGTGTCCAAATGACTTTGTCTCCGTACAGCGTAGGAATAAGGCCAGTTCTGACCCCACCCTTAGCTTCTCCGGTTACATTTGCATCCACGAAGCCAGCCACTTTCAGAAGTTCGCCGTAGTCCTTGGGATGGAACAACCAACTTCTGTTGGTCGATTTCACACGCCCGCCGTCTAGGTCAGCCTTTGCCGCGATAGCCAGTTCTTTCGACATGGCTCCGGGGTTGGAAGTTGATCCTTGGCTATAGGTCGTGATTGATCCGTAGTCATCCAGGATTGAAGCATCCATGTACTCTGCAAGAGCCGACATGGATCCAGCGTTGAACTCCGATTGGTAGTTCAGGATTGACTGCGACATTACCCTCTCGGCAACGCGCCAGGTGACTTCTTTCCACTGGTCAAGGCTGACAGGCCGGTTCGTCTGAGTCGTGGCCTGATTGGTTACAGTTCCACTAGCTCCGGCGGTGTTGACAGTCATTCTTCCCATTTCGGTGAAGTTGATCTTGTCTCCCGGTTTTCCGTCTACCAGTTCCAGATGGATAACGCCCTTCTTAGCAACTTTGGCCTCAGAATACAGTGCACGCAGAGCCTCAGCTATCCAAATTTCTGGTATGGACGCATCGGCAACGGTTACTGTGATTTCGTTTGCCATTGTTTCTTACCTCGTTATTTATCCTTGTATCCTTCCCGTTTGTGCAGCATCCAATATATCTGCCCGGTGCTCCTCATACTTTGGAAGATTCTTAGCGAGCGATGCGATTTCAGCGCGAGTCCATACTTTTTTTCCGTTCAACATAGCGGGGGTGCCGTTGACCGCTATGGTGTTCGTCCGGACTCCGTTGTTCACATTTTGAGAAGTGATTCCGCGATCCTGCTTGAACAATTTCAGTAGAGTCTCAGCAGCCTTGTAGGGCTGGGTTCTGCCCAGCTCATCAAGACCGTGCTCTTTCGAAATGGTCTGCAGAGCCTCGTAATCCGTCTTCGGATTGATATACTCTTGGGATAGGACATACTGCTCGGCCTCCTTCTGCGCTTGCTGGACCTGAGACGCACGGATTTTGGCCGCTGTCTCAACTTGTACCTGCTGCATCGCTTTCTGCACACGCTGATCAACGAATTGATCGGGGGCAGTAAAGATGTCTGCAGGCCCAGCCGCTAGAGGGGGCGGCGTTGGCTGTACGGAAGCAGGGCTTGTTTGTAGGAATTGATTGAGATTGGAAAGGGTATCCTCAATCTTTTCCATGCGCTTATCGAGCTTTTCGGTAACGCGCCTTTGGGCAAAGAAGGCATTACTATTGCCGTCATGCCCGACTCCTGCCTGCGGTGCCGGTGCGCCGGAGCTACTACCAGTTGCCTCGACCTGGCCTTGGCGATCAGGACTTGGGGTGACTCCAACGCCAGGCGTGTCCAGTAACGGTCCAGTGTTGGGTATTTCGTTTTCCATTTATTCTCCTCCCTTTCGGGGTACTACCGCTTGCATGGGCTTGCGGCCATGGGCGGCGACAAATCTATGTGCTCTTTTTTCCAAATTTCACCTTGCCGATTTTAGCTTGCTGCTCCGGGGAGATGCTCATCTGACCAAAAGCCGATGAGACTTTCTTCGCCAGGGCGGCGGGATCTTTGAACGACATTTCTTGGGACCGGTAATTTCCCTTGCCATCTTCGCCACTTCCATCAAAAAGGAATGAGCCATCATCGAGCCTGCGGATGTTGATCCTCTTGAGAGGAATATTTTTATTGCTTGATTTCTTGCTCGGGCTCGTTGCTTCAAATATTGGCATAGTTGTCTCCTACGTTTGGTGCACCTTTTTCGTTCTGGCGCTGTTCAAGTTCTTCTCTCCAGGCTGTGACAATCTGCGCCGGGCGCTCGATAGCCATGTCGATCCCTTCCAGCTTACCGACGTCGCGCCGAAGGGATGAATCATCCTGGCTTTGGCGCTTAATTCCCTGCCACGTTTTTTCTCGTAAAGCTAAAAGATCTTGGATGAAGATTGCCAGACAAGAATTCTGATCTTCTAGCTCCTGCGAAAAACGCAGGCCATCCTTGAGATCTGTGTCGTCCCAATTAGACTTTGACTTGACCAATTGCTTGATTGAATTGTTCATTTGGTGTACCGGGTCCTGCGGCTATTGCGGCCTCTCTAGTTTGACTGCCGAACAATGACGCTGCTTGTTGTGGATTCGGCGCAGGCGCCGCCGGTTTCGCTTGTAGTCTGCTCGGATCTCTTCCGAGCCTCCTGGTAACATCCTTGAGGATATCCATAAAAATATCCCCGACGGGAACTTCCGGCGGGATGGAGTTGCGGATCGATGACAAAATCTGCATGAGCTGCATGTCGTTCTTGATCGCCTGCGGAACAAAATCTTTATCCGTGACTACCTTGACGTCGAAGTCCAGATCGTAGCGGACATCAGACGGCAAGATTATCTCCGGCTTTGTCATTCCTGTGGCGTTGACCCAGACCGGCTTATCAAGGTGCAGCATGTTATTGTAGTGGGAAAGAAGGAGATGTCTGCGCACCAGTTCTTCCGCCAGGATCTCCGCTTCGTTGGACACGCGGCGGATACTGTTGTTCTGGGCGATTCGCACTTCGCTCGCTGACGTCTCTGTGATCTCGGCCTGCAGGGTTGGTGTGGCGCCGGTGCGGTTGCGGGCTTCCTCTGTAAGCAGCTCCCCTAGTTTCAGACCAGCCTCAGCGCCTCTGGGATTCAGCTCCACCTGTTTGATGCCGTTGATATCTTCCATCTCATGAAACATCCACGGACGGACGCGCATGTTCTTGGTTTTCAAGCCTGCCCATTTCGAGTAGAAAAATTGTCCCATTAAAGAGAAGGTGATATAGTCCACTGACCGGCCGCGCAGGAAGTTTAGCCACTTCTGTAAATCTTTCATCTGCGCGCCCACACCGATCGCCAGCGGTTCCATCTCGGTCTGGATGTGGTGCGCGATGCGGATCGGGCGTAGGCCCTTGGGGTACATGCTCTCGTTGAAAAAGACGAGATGCTTTCTGTTGAGCAGGCCAACGCGGTATTCCTTCCTGTCGCCAATTGCTTCCAACGGACCGTAGCGGAATACCAGCTCGGAGTTGTTCTTAAAATCTATGATGCCCATGCGCTGCAGCCGGTTCTTCACCGCCGCAGGCGTGTGATCCTCCATGGCCGCTTCGCTTACTCCGACGGTAACTGCGCCCTTGTTCCAGGCAACATCATCCTCATCGCCTTCCGCCATCTCCCACACTCGCTGTGGGGAGATTACATCAACGGTGCCGATGAAATCTGCCATGTCGAGGTTGATGGTGTTGGGCGAGTAGAAGATCTGGTGGAACGGGCGCGGCCGGAAAGCAGTCGCTTCCCAGATCGCGCGCTTCGATCCGTACGGCCACGATTCCCACGGCTCCTCGACGAACACTGTGCCGTTGAGGACAACGGAACGGATAGCGATCATGAGGTACTGTTTGTATTTCGTCCACTGTTGCTGCGCTTGCAGCAGGCGCTGGTTTTTGAAAAGGATCTCGGGCGGGACTTCTGACCGGAGACTCCGAACCTCGAAGTTTGGATCCGCGGCGGTCAGCATGGCGTAGATGGTGTTGCACAAAGTCTCGACGGATTCCGAAGTCGTTGAGGAAGCCATGCGCGCTAGACCCTCGAAGTTATGGCCCTGCGGGATGGTTAAAGGAACACCCTTGTACATCTGCATGTACAAGTCTCTGTCAGCCAGAAATCCGGAAGTTGCAGACTCAAACCGGTCTAAATCCGCCACCACTTCGTCTACAATGAGTTCTGCGCGAACCGGAGGTTTAGACATTATCGGTATTCCTCGAAAGTTGAATTCTCGGAGCCGTCTTCACGGTCTCCTGGTTGGAGTCGGTACTGCCAGTGGCCCTCTTTGTCCTCGTAAAATCCGCTACTGCTGCCTTGGTCGTATGGGGACATAGCTTGCGCCGGGCCATCGTTCGAGATTGAGAGCGACGCCAGGAACTTGAGCAGATACCTTAGGGCATCAGTAATGTCATCGTTGAGCTTATCAGCCCATTGGAGGTTCAGCATCTCGTCTTTGAGCATGTCGCAGTTGGTGAAGATGTAGAGTTTCGGCGGCCCAGCCACCGGTTTCAAATAAAACTTCACCGTTGCGGCGCCGGAAAGCGCTTTATCTTCGCGTTTCCCCGGATTCATCGGCAAACCGGCGCGCGCGAATTTGTGCGCGATGGATAAACCATCGGATTCCCGGTTCCAGCACCGCGGATCGCCAATGGTTGCTTCCACCTGGGGTCTGGTTTTAACGTCTGGGCAGAAATGAGCCAGTGTGTTTACCGTACGCATGTTGATTATCTTGGCCTGCTGCTCCGGGCTCATCCCCCGCTGCCGGTGTTCGTCATAAATGAACACGGATCCGGCCGGGAAAGGCCCAACAGGATGTGGTGTGACCGCTGCCCACACACAAGCTGTGGGGTGATCCATGCCCCAATCCAGCCCGCGGAAGAAGCGGAACGTGTTCGGCAATTTGAACGGGCGGATCAGGTGCGTCCGCGGCGCGAATTCTTCGTATTTCGCGCCTTCTTTTTGCTCGATGTCCGGCGCATGCGGGTCGCTGATAAACTCGCGCTCCCAGACCCATGGCTTGATCGATTTGCGCTCGATCTCCCACTCCTCCGGCGAGATATGGGGATTTGTCGTGCTTGGGAAGTAGAAGGCCTCGGAGAGAGGCAGCTTCCCCTTCTCAATTTCGAGCCATGTTCGGCGATACCAGTTTGGCATGCGCCGCTTTGTTCCGATAAGCATGGCCTCCCCGTTGCGCCCCTTGAGCATGGGCCGTAAGACGGTCTCCCAAACATCCTCTTTGAGATCCTGCGCCTCATCGATACCCAGGAAGTCGAGCCCGGTGCCGAGCAGGTTGTCCTTATCAGCCCCTTTGAGGAACAAGGTCGATCCGTTGATGAACTCGATGAACAGCTCCGCCTCATGCTTTCGCTTGATGATCTGCTTGGGAATAATCTGCAGCAGATCGATCCAGGCGATGTCTTTGGCTTGGTTTTTGAATGGCGCGACATACCATATCCTACTGTTTGGCTTCTCCGCTTTCTTCAGGATCTTGCGTACTAAAAGAAGTGTCTTTCCGTACCGCCTCCCCGCCATCAGGAATATGTACTTTGCTGGGCTCTGGTACACTTTCTTTTGGGATTCGTGGAGCTTCAAGCTTAGGACTACCTTCTGACTCTTGGAATGTAAATTCGTTGCTGGATCTTGGTTTTCTTTCATCTCTTCCTCCTTCGTTCGGGAACGCTCCCAACATGCGGCCTATCATCTCCGCGGCTTTCATCTGAGAGGATACCGCCGGGCGCTTCCCCTCGAATACGTCCACCAGTTCTTTGTAGAACCAGTCCACCGTTTTTCCCTCGCATATGGCTTTTCTGACGAAAAGTTCCTTCATGTGCGCGCGCAGCGCTTTGCGTTTTAGCCATGTCTTTGCTATGGGTACGGTTGTCTGAGCCTCTGCAGCGGCTTTGGCGAAGTTTCTGGTTTTGGCCAATGAGTACAGGAACTTGCGCTGCTTGGGGGACAGGGAAAGGATCACATCTTTACCGCCGACGTTCGCGGTTGTCAGAGTCTCCGACGGTAGGTTCACCTCCTCGCCTTTGAATCCATGCTTGGTCGTCTTATCCTGCGGCATAATCTCTTACCTCCTGGCTGATTTGTCCACTGACTTTTGTCAAGGCTGTCCGGATCTTTCTCCAAGTGCACGGCGTATCATCATCAGGTTCCATGACGTTGCTCACCGCTTTCCTCGCCGCCTGGGTGACGAGTGTTTTTTGCAGGTCGATGTTAAAGTCTCGGAGTCTCTGATCGTGCTCGTGATCCTCCACTATCATATTTGGTTTTAAGCTCACCCAATTACTTCCTACCGCGGCCTTGGTGTAGAAATCAGCGATCAGATATTTCTTGAACTGGCCGGTCTTGGGTGGATCCAGCTCATGATCTTTGAGGATCTGCAGGTAGCGGCAATAGTATCTGGTGTAGCAGCCAATAGTGGTGCGGAACTTGCAACGCCAGCGGCTGACGAAGTTGACGATGCGAAAATTCACGAAGGTGCTAAAGGCGCCCCTCTCGGGGTTATGCCATCTGGCTGCATCCCGCAGGGCAAGGAAAGCCTCCTGTTTGTAATCCTCGAAGTCTCTGTGGCCTAGAACCTCCGGGCCTAGCCAGCGCTTAAGGGTGGCGACTACTAGCGCGCGGTTTTTTATTACTAAATAATTTATCGTCTCGATGTCTCCGGACCGGGCTTTGGCGTGGAGATCTATAGTCTCCTGGGTGGGTGGATTTTTGGGTTTGTGTTTTATTCGTTTAGGAGTCATTGAGCCTCCGGGATTTTTGGGAAAAAAAAAAAAAAAAATTGGAGTCTCGGTACAAAAAATTTTTGAGTTTGTTCGTCAAAATCGATTTTTATTTCACGCGAAGCCAATGACCATACCCCCGGAGTGGGGGTACCTAGGCCCAGAGACTCCGAGACCCTGATGCTCCTCTGTATCCTGTGCATAACTCTAGGATACATTGAAAAGAGGGGTGTGTCAAGGGGAAGAAGTCTCTGCGGTGCGGAGAGTTTTAGTTTTTTAGTTTTTTAAGGATTTTTAGTTTCTTTAGAATCTTTAGATATGGGCTTCGAGTGTGTGCTGGTGGACTTCCAGAGTTTATACCCTCTCTTGATCGGGATGGTTCGGACTTTGAGGAATGGATTGTCTAGCTTGTCGTGACAGATTTTGACTTGTTGGAATTTTACTGTGGCGCAGCGGCGGCAATACCAACGGATCAGGGATAGGTCAGGATGATTCTCTTTTCTCCAGGAGTGGACATGGTGGCTAGGATTCTTAACGATCTGGAAAGTTTGCTGATTAGTTTTAACTTTGAGGTAACGTATTAGGAAGTGGGCGGCGCATTTGCTTAGGGGTTCTAGGTATTGGGGATCAATGTCGCTATCAAGCAGGAGGATATAGAATTTTTGGGCAGAAGTCGCCTTTTCATCGTTTAAGATTTTTACATGATGCGGGTTTGCTGGCATCGTCTGGAATCGAGAGGGACCCGGCAGCGATCCGGCCCGGCAAACCTAATACCTGGCACCAAAGCAAAGCTAATACCTGGCACCAAAGCAAAGCTAATACATAGACATAGACTATGCCATGGACATAGACCAAGACTAGGGCATAGACTATGCCATGGACATAGACCATCCCCCCATTTTAGCCAAAAGTGCTGGTTTCCAAGGGTTTTCACTCCACCAAATGTATTAGAGATAGTGTAATATGACTCCCCCCCTTTTTCCCCGGAGTTGTTTTAATTTTTTTTCTAAGGGGGGGGGGCATTTCTCACCAACTCTAAAGCATTTGCTGCGGGGTCATGCCCAGCAACCGTAGACAATTCCCAGAGACTCCGAGACCCCTAACCCTGTACTTGATGACATCAGCCATGGCTATAGCCATGATATCCGCTTTGGTTACATGCTTGCGGTTGTAGCTGATCCCATCCCTCTTGTAGTACCCGGTGACCACCTTGATCTGTAGCAGCCTGCCTTCGTCCCCGATTGCCAGGTCTCCGGCGCATCCAGCCTGCTTGGTCCTATACACTGTGCACCCCTTCCTCATCAGGTCAGCTTCCACCCGGATCAGGTTTAAGGCCCTGACAGTCCCCATCGGCATGTTAGCCGGGCAATTCATTTCCGCATATTGCTTTTTAGGATATGCGACAGCACAAGCGATGCAGCAGTACCGCCGCTTCCGCTTTG